AGTACGGATTAAATCGAGACTTCCACCAACTCGTAGCCCAGCTGGCAGACTCTGGATTGGAGTATCACTTAAATCGAGATATCCGCCAACATGTAAATCAGCTGGCAGACTCTGGATTGGAGTATCACTTAAATTGAGATTTCCGTCAACTCGTAGCCCAGCTGGCAGACTCTGGATTGGAGTACCTTGTAAATTGAGATCTCCAGTGCTTCCTGAAGCGATATAAGTATATACTTTAAGTTCAGAATCGTCAACTAGTCCAAGTTTGTGTAAACTTTTAATTACTTCAAACTCAGTCTCGACAGTTGACTTTGACTCTAGGATAAATTTTCGGATATGCTTCATTATTGTTATTTATTACCATTTAGTTTTTCAGACTCTTCAATACTATCAAAGATATCTTCAAGCTTTTTAATAATTGGGTGTCGAACAATATCCTCTCGACCCAATTTGACAATTCCTATTTCAGGAATATTGTTAAAATGCTCTATTAGAATTTCAAGAGCACTTTTCTCTCTTTTATTAACTGACTTCTGTTTGATATCACCTAGGAAAATCATTTTTGAGTTAGTTCCTATTCGAGTGATTAGCGTTCGTAGGTTGTCTTTTGATATTTGCTGAGCTTCATCTACGATTATTATTGAGTCATCTAGAGTTACTCCTAGTGCAAATTTAATTGGTAAAATTTCAATTATTCCTGAGCTCTTCAGTTGTTCAGTTGTTGCTTTTCCAATAACTTTATGAAAGTTACTGATGAACGGGTACATGTACATTTCCATCTTTTCTTCTAGCGTACCTTTTAGGTAACCGATCTCCTCGTCCTTTGGCACATTCACCGACTTAATTAAGACGATCTTGTGATAGATCATCGATTCTTCTTTAATAAATTTTAATGCCTTTGCACATGAGAGATAGGTTTTACCTGTTCCTGGTGGGCCAATTATTACTGAAATTACTTTTTCGTCAATTGCTCGAAGAACTTCCTTTTGTGCATTAGATCGACATTTGATGTCAATTCGATTGGACATAATTTTTGCCGAAAGTAAATTCGTGCGCTCTTTGTCCCAATTAGAAACGTCTTCATGTTCCTCTTTAGATAATTTTGTTCTGTTTTTTGCCATTCTATCAGTATATTTTAGCTGCGATCACTATACCAAGTATTATTTTAACATAGTGTAATTTAAAATTTAAAAAAGACTTTAATGTTTCTCTCTGTTTTGGCGTAAGCTGATGTTCGTGAATTTGAGCAAAACTCAATTTTTGTATTCCCAATAATTGTGGTGTAGAAAAAGTAATATCGTGGATTTCACACATGTCTTGTAAAACTTCGATAAATGGTGAATAGCTAAGATTATCAGATTCTAAGAGGTCGATAAACTTTTTACTCTTTTTAATAGCAGCAAATTTATCCTTTATTACATCACTTTGTATACTTGTGTCTAAATATTCTCTAATGGAATTTAGTATCTTAATCTTATATGAAATATCTTCAATGTCAAAGACGTCGTCTTGATCAAAAGATATTTGAACTGCTGAGTCATTTTCAGTATAGTAAAAGTTTAGGTGAGTGCTCGTACCAAAGGTGCCTAACTCGTTTAATAGCATAGGCGCTATTCCTGAGTCAATCTCGTCTGTTTCCAGTGTTATTTTATACTCAGTAAATGGAAATGCTTCCATAAATGGCAGTATGTATATAACTCTGAAGTTTTATCCAGCGAATGCTTTTCACCCATATAGAACCTCTTTTTTATTATATATTTCGAAGGCCAAAGATTCACGTATAGATTTAGAAGAAATACTTTTATTTTTCCAAAAAAATACTAATATCCAGGTAATATTAGTAAACTAGATTCATCTCATACTTAAGATTTCCAGAATCATATATTCTAACTAGTCCTAACTCCATGAGCAGGTCATCTGTGCTCTTAGCAGGATCAGATGCATATTTAGTAAGTAATTTCTTTCTAGTGTAATTAAACCGATGTTCTCTAGTGTCTCCATTTACATACCAAAAATTAGGAGCAGTCTTAGTTATTTCTTTAAATCCTAGAGTCTTGTATATCTTTCCAGTGGACCATCTGCGGTCAGCATATGATAATATGTATTTAGGTTTTACTGAATTAATAAAAAATTTTAATAGTTTACTTGCCCCACCGACAACACTTATTTCTTTTTTATTACAGAATCGATACATTTCATATTCGCCAGACTTTGCTCTTGACCCCAAGGATATCCTTAACGCTCCAAATGTCATTACTGAAACTAATTCAGTATCAAAAAATAAACCATATCTTTTGCTTGATGGAATATTTCCTTGTATATGATTATTATCTATGAAGTTTTTGGCTACCTCTGAACTTATTTCTAGGACCACACACTTTCTAGCAAATATTCTACGCTTATTTTTATTAACCAAGTTTAATATTCTAGATAAGACTATTTCTCTTCGGTAAATCCATTCATCTTCAAATATGTGAATCAACTGAATTCCTAAAGATTCACATGAATTTGTCTTATCTACATGATATTTAGGCTCTTTAAAATTGATAGAGTGCCAATAAAGTCCATCTAATTCTATTGCTATATTATGTTCAGGTAAATAAAAATCTAATTCAAACGGGCAAAGAACTGTCCTGTCTCGTTCAACAAAAGATATATTATTTGTCATTAAGAAGTCAGATAGTTCAGTTTGCCATTTAGTAGAATTAAAACTTCCTATTGGATTACATACTGTGCATAATTCGATATTGTGCATATTACGCAGATATGCCTGCCACTTGGTTATTTGAAACGTGTGACCACACTTATCTTTTTTAAATGTGCATATTCCAAATTTTTCATATGAATATTCAATAACCTGTAGATCTACATATTTTTCTTCAAATGCAGCTTTATTATTTGCCTTCTTTATTACATCCGCACTTCCTCCATTAGATAATGACCAGCGCCTACCAGTTTTCTTTAATGATCGTGCAATCATCTCATTTTTAATCTTACTTGAGTGCATAGGATTGTCTACTCCGTGCCTTACTAAATTCGTCGCTCTTATCTTCTTAATTATTTCAGTAGATTGATATGGATTTTCTACTCCATACTTATCTAATGATGCTTGTATTTTTTTATTTTTTACAACAGAATCGCCATTTGAGCATTTTGATGAACAGTATGTGCTAAATCCAGTGAGTAGCCCTAAGAAAGTCTTCTTATTGTAACATTTTTCTTTCTTACATGTTACCGTGCCAGTTACATTATTTAGATAATACCAGACCTTTTCTACAAATCTATTTGTAGAAATATTATTATCTTCAATAAATTTGTTTATCTCAGCATACTTATCTGGTAGATGAGATTCCATCCACGAGTCTCTTAGTTTCATTGAATTTACTCTTCCGTATTCATTTAAGAAATCACTAAGTATCATAATCTTTTTCTTTTATTTATATATTACTACGCACCTTACTTTTAGTTTAAACTTATGTCAAATATTTAGTATGATATTACATATGGAAGATACGACACGACAAATTAAAAAACTTGATCTTAAGCAAAATGCAATAAAGATCTTGATCAACAGTATATATGGTGCATTTGGAAATAAGTGGTTCTACTTTTATAATCCGGATATTGCCCAATCGATTACTTTACAAGGTCAGGACCTAATTAAGTTTAGTATTAAGGCAGTAAATCACTATTTTCAAGCAAAGTGGCACTTGGATACTGAATTGCACAAGACGTTAGGTATCGATCAATATGTTATTCATCAGGTCACAGAAGAGGCTGCGATCTATACAGATACTGACTCGATATATGTTCAATTTGATTCTGCACTTAGTTCAATAGAGGGCATCACGTTAACTCGAGATGAGTCATTGAAATTATGTGTCGCAATTGATCAGCATCGACTTTCTAACTATTTTGATGCCTGCTTTGAAAAATATGGCAGAGTATTTAATACGAAGAACCGTCTTAAATTCAAGCTCGAAAATCTATCTGAATATGGTATCTGGTTGAAGAAGAAAAATTATGCAATTAAAGTAGCGTACGACCCAAATCCAGCAATGGAACTTATTCCAAAGGAAAAGCGACAATTGATTATCAAGGGTCTTGAACCAGTTAAAGGGTCATATCCGATTTGGGCCAGAAAGAAATTGACTGTGCTTACTGAGTATGTGATGGAAATTGGTAAGAATCTAAATATCGAACGTGACTTAGTTCCTCAATTACAAGCACTCAAGGATGAATATATGGAGTTGCCAATCGATGATATCGCATTCAATTTTAGAATTCGTGTATATAATAAATACGTTGATAACATTGAAACGTTATCGTTGCGCAAAGGTATCGCAATCTTTCCAAGAGCAGCTGCCTGTTATAATTATCTCTTACTTAAAACAGGTTTAAATAAGAAATATGCGTCTATTCGCGAAGGCGATAAGATTAAATTTTATTATTGTGCGTCAAATGAACATAATTTTGATGTGTTCGCATATTCTCCTGAAAATTATCCACCTGAGCTTGCACCGCCGATTGATCGTGATATTCAATTCTTTTCGCTAATTGTCGAGCCAGTAAATCGTTTATTGGAAGCGATGAAGATGAGTTCGCTTGATTCTAATCTTAAACGTAGCGTTGAACTAATTACGGTGAAGAGTAAGAAACCTTTAACCGATGACCAAATTTATCCACTATATGTTGTCGATCAGGACACATTAGAATATGTTGAAGTACCAGAAAAATTCTGGAAAATTATCGGTAATCCGGATGCAGATATTCCAGAAAATGATTTTGCTGAATATCTTTCAATAATCACAAAATATGGCTTAAACTCGATAATTGTTCCGAAGTTTGAACTTGAAAAATATCTCAAACGCATAACTAAAAAGAAAGCAGTAGCTCTTAGTAAACTCGAAGAGGATGACGCAACTGAAGACTAATGTTTAAATTGGAAACGACGTACTCTGTAACTGAATTTTGTCAAGACGTTCTTAAAAAACGTTTTCCTGGAGATCAGATTCGCCAGCAGATAAATGACACCGATGATGATAAGCTTAATTTTGCTTGTCCTTATTGTGGTGACTCAGAACGTGACCCAAATAAAAAACGCGGAAATCTATACCTATCTACTCAAACATATAAGTGCTTCAATGATGGCTGTTCTGTTTGGATCAAGCTAGATAAGTTTATATCTAATTTTGCACAAAAATATCAGCTCGGTGTTCCTGGAGTAAGTGCCAAGAAACTTGAATACAAACCGACTACCTCAACAAAGAAACGAGGATTTTTAATTGAATTTCTAATCAATCGAGAAGTCGGTCAGAAACTTCTAGTCTTTCGTGACCTAATTAGTCGATTTGCTCTTAGTCCATGTTCAGAAGCCGATCCTGAAAGTCCAATTGGAAAATTTGTTGATAAACGAAAGATTAATCGACTTCCAGTATTTGAACAAAGCTGTTATTATGATTCAAGAGAAGATAAAATCTATCTTTTTAATCTTGACCTTAAATCAGGTAGAGTACTTGGCTTTGCCATTCGATACATTGATGATAACTATCCTGGACCAAAATATAATATCAAAAACTACACTGATTTTAAGAAGACTGGTCTACTTAATGATTTAGAAGACGAATTTATAACTGAAGTCAATTCAATCAATAACTATTTCAATATCCTAAACATCAATTTCACTCAGATGATTACAATCACTGAGGGACAAATTGATGCAATGTTTGTTCGAAACTGTTTAGCAACAACTGGCGTAACAAAAAGCAAACAATTGTTAGCAAGCCTAGTAACTAAGAAGAACTCACGAATCTTATTCGATAATGATAAAGCTGGAAAGCAACACAGCCTTGAATTGTTAATGAAAGGGTATACTGTATTTCTATGGTGTAAAATAATGTATGATTTACGTAAAACCTACCCGACTGCCGCTAAAATTATTCGTGATGAAATCAAAGATATTAATGACCTATATCGCTTCTTACTTATTCGCGATTCTGAATTAACATTTGACTCATTTAATGACTTTCTGGATAAATACTTTTCAAATTCTGCATTCGATCTGATGCTTGTTTAATAAATAATAAAAATATCAGATAAATCATGAAAAGAATCATGTCACTTAACGAATTCTCAAATTGCACTACCTGCGGAGATAATCCATCAGATGCTGCAGTACTTGATGAATTAAATCTTGATGAAACTATGTTAGATGCGTTAGTCGAACTCGTTGGTTCTGAAGAAGAAGTTGCAGAAGCAGCAGAAGCAGCATTTAACGACTTAACTACTGCTTTTGAAAAGAACGAGCTTGAAATGTCAGAAGAAGATGTTCCTGAAAAACTTGCAATCGCAGCGCTAATAGTTAAATTGGTTGAACTTGGTAAAATTGGTCCAGAAGAAGCTGATCAATTTATTGCAGATCACTTAGAAGATTAAGCGTTACTTAATTATTTCCTCGTGCCGATGGGTACAGAGTTAAAGGGAGCCAGCTCGGCTCCTTTTTTAATATATAATAATATATGGCAAAAAAGGAAAGAGACATACATGACTTTTTGAAACCTCAAAATGGTCGAGTCAAGCAAGGGTATTTTACTCCGCACAACCCACACAAATATACAGGTGATCTTAGTAAAATCATATATCGTTCAAGTTGGGAACTTAAATTCCTAACCTATTGTGATCAGAATGATGCAGTTGTTGAATATGCATCTGAGCCAGTAGGTGTTCCTTATTTCAATCCGATTCTAAAAAAAGAATGTACTTATTGGATTGATTGTTATATGGCAACTAAGGGTACAAATGATTCACTAAATAAATGGTTAATTGAAGTCAAACCGAACAAGTATTTGACTCCACCTGAACCGCCAAAGAGACTTACTGAGAAGCAGACCTTAAATTATGCACGTCATGCGAAAGCATATATTATTAATAATGCAAAGTTTGCGGCAGCTAGACTTTATGCAAGTAAACATGAAATGCGTTTCGGGATAATAACCGAAAACTTTTTATTCAGTAAGGTGTAAAATATCTAAAGTTTAGCAGTTTGAAGAAATTTGAAGAAATAGAGAAAAATAACGGTAGACTTGATCTAACTCAAGTTGCAGAGACTCTTGGAGTTATTCAACGTCGAGGTCAATTCATACCTGGTAGATTCTATTCTCTTAAAATTGTTAGTAATGTTCCTAACTTAACAGAAGAAATAGTTCCTCAGCTGGCCAGTGGTAAACCATATTATGATTTACGTCCATGTGGGTTAGTTCTATTCCATGATAATTGGAAAGAAACTGCGATTATTCTTAATTTAAGAACAATGCCGATTCCGGTTAGTACAAAACTACTGGAGGCATACTATGAATTTTCTGCAAAGAACGGATTTCCGCACTTATATCGAGATGGTAAACTTATGCCATTGGCTGAGCGACAATTAATAGATCAGCGCTTTTATTTAGTGAATACAACTATTCTAAGTCAAATCATAGGTTTCTCTAACCTAAACTATTCAATAAATAAATATAATATAGACGATATCGCAGAAGCTCGATTAATAGATTGGGATAATTTTGGAATGATGATCCGACCTAGGTTTTCCCAGATCGGACTTTTCCCAGATAACCTTAGTATGGAACGAGTTTTTGAAGAGTTTATGGCAAATTCAATATAATAATAATAATAATATATGAGTGGATTTTTAGATACACCAAGAGGACGTTCTAGCGGCAAATTAGCTGGACTAAGCAAATTCGGTACAAAGTACGAAGACTTACTTCTTAAAAACTCACAAGCGATTGGTTTCATTGAGAGCCAAATTGCAGCACGATCAACTCGACTTGGTCCTGGTGATGATTTACTTAAATTCTCAATGGCAATTGCCGATACTACCTCACAGCTTCGATCAAAGGCAATTGCCTTCTTCCAGTTGGATTACGTAGTGAAACGTGAACGCCTTCGTGACGTTGCATCAAATGGCGAAATCGAATTTATCCTTGAAACAATCGTAGATGATATGATTGTTAACGATGATGAAAATCGTTTTTGTTATGCAACAGATTTAACCGGAAAAATCATGTATCGCGGATCTACAAAAGAGGAAAGACTTAATTTCCAAGAAAAAGTAGTAAAGCGTCACATTGATAATTTCGACAAGATGTATAATGCTTGGGGATTCAATGGCGGTATTTCTGCATGGCAGTATGCGTTCCAATTCTTAGTTGAAGGCCACTTGTGTTTTGAAATAGTATATAACGATTTACAAAAACCAACTGAAATTATTGGTTTTAAAGAACTTGACCCCGCAAGTATTTCACCACAGTTACAAAAAGATGCAAAGGGCAAGCTGTTCCTACAATGGTTACAATATGACCTATCTAATGGAGGAACTCGAGTATTAAATGACTCGCAAATTATCTATATTTCATACGCAAATCACTTTAGAACAAAACGTGTTTCATTTGTTGAACGTTTAATTCGTTCTTTTAATCTACTTCGTGTTATTGAGCACAGTAAAGTTATTTGGCACGTAATGAATGCGCCAATTCGTTTGACCACAACTGTTCCAGTAGGTTCTAAAAGTTTACAAAAGAGTCAAGAAGACGTTCGTGAATTTATGAACTTATTAAAAGAAGATATTTCATTTAATGGAGACACTGGTGAATTAGCAGTAGACGGTAAACCAAATATCTTATTCTATAAAAATTATGTTCTTCCAGTAAACGATCAAAATCAACAGGTGAAGATCGATACACTAGCTTATCCTGGACCAAATTTATCTGGTTCCGAATTGCTAAATTACTTTTATAAGAAATTAAAAATGGACTCTAAAATTCCATATTCTCGTTGGGAAGGTCAAAGTGGTATGGGAGCATTCACACTTAATGCCGAAGGTATTAGTCGTGAGGAAATTCGTTATCAGAAATTTATTAAACGACTACGTTCTGCCTTCTCAGAATTAATAATTAAACCTTGGTACTTACAAATGTGTTTAGATTTTCCGGAGTTAGCCGATGACCATAAATTCGTAAATGCAATCGGTATTACCTACCATAATGATAATGTATTCGAAGAAATTAAGGAAAACGAAATCGAAGCGAAACGTATTGCATCATTCACTGCTAAGAAAGGAATCACTAGAGATGATGGAACACCGTTCTTCTCAACTGAGTACTTGATTCGTAAGGAACTTAAAATGACTGAATCTGAAATTGAAGCAAATCAACAATGGTTTGATTCAAAAGATGATGCCGAACCTGATTCAGTCGCAGGAGCTGCTGGAGGAGCCGGTGCTGGTGCCGGCGGAGGCGGAGCTGCACCATCAGCACCAGCAGCAGAAGCCGGGTCTGAAACAATTGAAGGTGGAGAAACTAAAGGTACTGGTCAACTCTAAATAAATAATAAAAAATGAGTAATACAATGGATAAAATAATAATAGTAAAGGAACGAATTCCAAGTACTGATCCTAGACTTAAAAGAAATGTTTATCATGATTCAAGGTCTCGAAATTTTGCCTTTGATACTCGAGGCCGCTCTCTTGCATCAGTAACACATCCTAGACATATTTCCATATTAAATCAAGGAAATGTTGGAAGTTGTACAGGTAATGCTGGAGTCGGGGCACTTGCAACTGATCCATTATTTAACACGCTTCCTAAAGTTAGCAAATATCCATTAAATCAAATAGGCGCACTTGCACTTTATTCAGATGCTGAAATAATTGATGGAAGTGGTCCATATCCGCCAAATGACTTTGGCTCTACTGGTTTATCAATCGCAAAAGCATTGCAATCAGCTGGTATTATATCTGGATATCAACACACATTTACTTTAAATGATGCTCTACTTGCATTAACACAATATCCAATACTTGTTGGTATTAATTGGTACAATGGAATGACTTTTCCAGACAGAGACGGTCGAGTAAAAATAACAGGTTCTCTAGCCGGCGGTCATGAAATTGTTGCTAGACAAATTGATGTTCCTAATTCAAGAGTCTGGTTCGATAATTCATGGGGTACTTCTTGGGGATTAAGTGGAAGATTTTATTTAACATTTACTGACCTGGGTACTTTGCTTAGTCAGCAAGGAGATGTTATCGTATTGCTTCCAAATACAGTTCCTGCACCAGCACCTGTGCCAGCGCCGAATCTTGCAAGTAGTGCAGATATTACACTGGCAGCAGCTATGCGAGCATGGTTAACGGCAAAAGGTTTATAAACCTTTTACTATTCTTATAAAACTACAAAATCCCCAATTGGGGATTTTTTTGTTTAATCGTAAAAGATTGAGAGTGGATTTTTAAGCTCCGGTATATCTATCAGTAAGACAAATATTTCACGACCTGCTCGATCATCTGAATATGATGCTGGACGAACTCCAATATTTCTTTTTCTAGCTTCGCCAACATACTTGTTAATTTGTCCGCCTGCTTCTTTAGTAAGAGCAAACGGATCAATTGTAAATTCAAATAGGTACTTTTCGACATCGAGTCCAAAATCAGGTTCTCCAAGAACTTCTCCTTTTTTAGTGAATAGCGTCATCTTAATCTGCTGTAGAGCAGACTCAAGGTCCTCATGCACTTCGAGTTGTTCTGGTCGATATGCTGGGTCAGTTTCAGGTCTAAGATAAAAATCTCTAAGTTGTGCCATATTAATTATTGATGAACTAAAAACATCCAATCGGGAGTGTTTTCTCCCTTCATCATTGCTTTAACTTCTTCCATCTCCTTTTCAGCAGTAGTTGTGATATTCTGATAATTTACAGTAACGTCTCCAGGCAAAGTATAATTGAATGTTTGTAACATATGCGCAAGTCTTACTTTTGAGTGAGCACGAACATATCTTTGAAACACCTCATCCTCATATAATTTATCAGGTTCAAGTTTTTTATAAACTCGAAGAACTGCGTTAGCTGGTGGAGTTCTACCTAAAACTCCAAGCATTTTAGTGTTCTTATTGTAATCATACGCAATTGAGTCAATCATAAAACTTTTAGTAAGATCTAAGAATGAGAAAATAACGGTACGATACACTAAACTTTCTCCAACAAATGGTGTCAAGTAAATTTCAGATCCGATGAATTTTTGTTCAGCAAAATCTCGGTCAATTGTTCCAAACATTGAACCTCCACCGCGTGCTTCTTTAAAATCAACGACAAATTGTACACAGTCTGGTAATTGGATTTGTCTAAACTTTTTAAATGTTGCATTTTTAAACAGTTCAAGCGGTAATAACAGATATCTGCTCTCTACTGCATGTCTCCAGTTATCCCAAAAATATCGACAATCGTTTGTGATGATACGTTTAATCTCTTTTTCTGGAAGAGAATATGGTAATGCACCAGAAAAGGTGATTTCGTTATTAATGTCTTCTATAAGTTCTTTTTCGCTCATCGTTAGTTTATTGATTTGATCCCGGTCCGCCACCTGATCCATCGTCACTGAATCTAACACTAGATTTGTCGACATCGACTGTAAAGCCTTTGTCTCCTAGCATTCTACCCATTGCTCGCTGGTTCTTTTTTGCAATAACTGCATCTTGCTTGCCTGCACGTTCCATTGATTTATGCATCATTTGGCCAAGTGCTTTTTGTTTTAATTTCTTTTTCCAGTCGCTATGAAAAATAAGATTCATAGCTCTGGTAATATCAATATCCTCAATTGTTCCAGTATATCTACCAGGATTTCGAGCAGCTTTTTCATTTGCAAGTTCCTGTGCGATTGCCATTACTGACGTATAGACTCCAGCTAGAGCGCTCTGTACCATGCCAGTAAAGTTAGTCGGGTAAACAACTTCTTTTGTTGCCTCATTGATGAATTCCTGATATGACTTTACTCGTTTTTCCATTATGTTGTTGGGTTTGCTGCTTTTCCAGCATCTTGCAATGCTTTATTTAAGTTAGTGTTTGCCGTATTTACTAAAGCGTCCTGTGCAGCTTTAAGTTTATCAAGTTCTGCTTGTTTATCAGAGATAACTTTATCTCTGTTTGCAATAGCTGCTGCTGCTGCTTGTCGAGTTGCAATTACTGCAGGATTTGCTTCAATACTTGGCGGAGCCACTGGAATATCTGCTTTTGGAGCAGTATTTGGCGGTGCGACTGGTGCTGCTGGAGTTACTTGTTCTTCAACTGCTGGATTTGCACCGACTTCCAATTCAGGAGCAGTTTCTTTTTCTGCTGTTTTCATGAACTTCTTAAAACTTGAAACATATGATGCTGCCATTGTAGTGTATATTTTTATTATTTATTTTGAAAAATGCTTTGCTGCTTTTCTAAAATCATGGTATGATAATACGTTCTTCTTCTTAGCCGTCTTTGGGTTTAATCCGAAGGCGCTGGTTAATCTTCCACCGCTTAAGAAAGGTGAATTATTCCATTGTGCTGGAATAGACCCAGATGATCCTGCATAAAACATCATTGCGCTTGCACGTTCTGTATCGGGGCTCATAATAATATCTGCTGGATCTCGTTCCATTGAGTCAGTTCCCATTACTTCAACTATATAGTTTACAAAGCCCTTAATCATTTTATCCTGGAAAATTTAGAGAATCTTGTGATTGATCTAATGAAAATGGTTGTACTGGTGCAGGAGGTGCAATTTGTGCATCTTGTGGAGCAACTGCAGCGGAAAATGTCAAATCCTGATCTGGTTGAGTCATCATTTGTGCAGGTTGTGCAGTGTGACCGCCAAACATATGACGATTCTTTTCAACATATGATTCAATTCCCATTGCTACCAATGGATCATTCTCTTTACATTTATTGATGAAATCACCAACAGTCATCGTCATTGGATCAACTGGAGCAGATGCTTGACCTTCTGCTGGAAGCGCAAGCTGTTGTGCTGGATAATCGATTGGCATTTCTGGAGTTTCTGGAGCTTCTGGTTGAAGTCCTAGTGATGCCGTTGCATTTGGCTCAATTGCTGCAGGTAATGCTGCTTGCTCAAGGAGGCGTCTAATGCTTTTAAAATTTTTCATTCTCATGTTATGTTATTTTAATAAGATTTGATCTTTAGTTTATTTATTTAGAAACCAAACGATATTTCGTAATATAAAAGTAATGTATGGCAAAAATAAATGATGAACTGATAGTTAAGTCGCAGGCAATTCGTAAAGAATTAGAAACGACAATTTTATCAAAGTTGGAACAAATCAAAGAAAAAATTCTAACACATAGCTATAAAACAATCGGTGAAGAGATTCAAACTCTTTCGATAGTTCACGATGATTTGGATGATGTTCTATTAAATTGGGAGATTAGCAGTATAAGTATCTTTCCCACGCGATTAGATGAGCTGGACGAAGACGACGATTAGTCCTTGCACTTTTGTGCATATCGTGCAATTGCTTGTGCTCTAGAATGTGTAAATCCTTGTGGGTTTGCGCTGTACATTGTATACGCGTTGGGATTCTGGGCGATCTGAGCCGACTGTATAAATTCAAAATAGTTTTCAACTAGTTTCTTCATTTAAGATGTGATGCTAATTCTCCGCTAATTTGAGCAGCAGATACTCGTAATTTCACAATTTCTTCAGCATTTAATACTCGCTTACGATCAGTATATTCTACTCCCAGTACTGCAATTAAACGATTTTCGAAGTTTCTGATTCCAAAGAAGTATGAACTTTTTGTTCTACATTCATCTGAAAGATATTTTAAACCACAAGTTGCAACAGTTTCGTCTTTATAGTCAGTTATTGCAAGATAGTCATCCTTCAATACCTTTGATAATGCTTTACTAAAAAGATTTACTGGAATATTTTGAAAGTTTTCTCTAATTGTATCTTTCGATAATCTAACAAATTCGTAGATCATACTAAATTTTTGAATCGATTTTCCAGTAGGATAGAAGTGTCCACCATTATGGAATTGTAAAATCCAAATACGATCTGCTTTATACTCTTCAAGTACATGTTCGATCTCATCATTAATAATGTTCGCATTATTAACTGTCTCTACTAAAACATCCGGTTTCTTTCGTTTTGTCAAATAATGACTAACCATGACAACTATCACTGGTCCAATTACTCCCGATAAAAATGCGATAATTATATCTGTCACCTTTTCTAAATATATTTTTACATATTGCACCCGCAGGTTGCTCCAAATTTGTCGAATTCTGCACCACAGTCTGGGCAATGTTCATCATCTGATTCTTCTCCGAAATCTGAAGTATAATCTTCTTCTCCGCAAGTAGGACATTTGTAATCATCTTCCTCTGCCTCTTCTTTCCAATCATCGTCGAATAAGTATTCGTTATGCGATTCATTAAGGAATCCACGGAAATTTTTAACTCTATACGATTCTTCAACGTTTTTAGGATTTGCACCAGCTTCTGGTTCAGGAACTTCTTCTCCTTCTTTCTTCTCTTCTGATTCTTCCTCTTCTGCAGGTTCAGTTACTTCTTCAGTTTCTTCTTGTTCTACTGGTTCTTCCTCTTCTGTAGGTTCAGCTGGAGTTTCAGCAGGCGCTTCAACTTCTTCTGGTGCATTCATGCCAGCATCAACTGCTGATGTAAATTTAGGTGATCCTACTTCTCCAGGCTGAGGCGGTGTCATTTCAATGCCTCCTTCTACTGGTTTATTTGGGCCAATTGGTTTTTGGTTATATGATTCTTTGTCAAATCCTTCTTCGAAGTTATTTGAGGATTGAGTAAATGAATCTAGGGTCTTTTCATCATCGCTAGAGTACTTACCTGCAAATTCTGAGAAATTTAAAACTCTTCCTGGCATATCAGTGATTTATTTTAATTTATTTATCAAGAAAAGTATGTCAAAAATTTAATATTGTAATTCGATTTGAGTATAATTGATTTATAAATGGAAAAACAAAGAATTTATTTAGACGACGTTCGAACTCCGGTTGATAGAGATTGGGTTGTGGTTCGCAATTATGATGAGTTTGTAGCCAAAGTTAAAGAACTTGGGTTAGAGAACATCTCGACAATATCATTAGACCATGATCTTGGTGAATCTGCAATGCAGGAATATTACCGGAACGTTTCTCCCAATTTTGAATTAGATTATTCAAACATTGCTGAAAAAACAGGATTAGACTGTGCAAAATGGATAATGAATCATTTTTATGATATGAATCCTAAATGGGAACTTACTCCACGAGATGTAAAGCGCGCAAAAAACATGCCGTTTCCAACAATATACACACATTCTGCAAATCCAATCGGTTCTGCAAATATCATGGGTTATATTAACAACTTTTTAATGAACGAAGCACAGCCTCAAACCTGTGTAAGAGTAGAAATAAAACACACAGTATAATATGGAAAAGAAAATCCAGTGGTGCGTCGATCAGCACAATAACACAAATCATTATTACGACAAGTATTTGCCATATGAATTCCATCTAAGAATGGTCGCACAGGTAGCACATAGTTATGAACATCTGCTAAGCGAAAAACTAAGGTATGAATGTAGGTTAGCTGCATTTGGACATGACCTAATCGAAGATACTCGCACCTCTTATAATGATGTTAAAGAAGTTCTTGGAGAACATGCAGCAGATATTATTTACGCTGTCTCAAATGAGAAAGGAAAGAATCGTAAAGAGCGAGCAAATGATGCATATTATACTGGAATCAGAATGACGCCGGGTGCAATATTCGTAAAATTATGTGATCGTATTGCAAACGTGCAGTATTCTAAAATGACGCAGTCACGAATGTTTGAAATGTACAAAAAAGAAAATAAAAACTTCGGTGAACAACTTGGAGTTGAAGGAAAGTTTCAGCATGAATACTTTCCACTATATGCATATTTACTTGACCTATTTAAAGATGAAAGATAAATCACCAACCAAAATCAAGATTGCGACTGATATTTTTCACATACAGTCCGATAACCCAATTGAATGGAAAGATATTAAACATATTGAATTCCAAGATTCTGATCACCTTACTATTGGTCGTGATGAAGGTTACTATTCTGAAAATAACTCATGGGATCCTCATTACTATGCAATTGTTACTCGAATGATTGAAGAAACAGATGAAGAATTCAACCTGAGAATTAAAGATAATGAGCGAGATGCAAAATGGGCCAAGAATAGACGGTATGATAGCTATCTTAAGCTAAAAGAAGAATTTGAAAATAAAATACCTGGATAGTGAAATGAAGCATGCGATAATAAAAAATATTCCAAAAAAATCCAAGAGAACTTTATGATGCTGCTTTATCAAAGTCATATAAGAGTTGGGTAGATGAAAAGGGAACAGTAGACAATCCAGGAGTCTTTCAAAGGAAACCTAGTAAACTAACATACATGGAAGCATTTCCTATAATACAGGAAAATACACCACATTGGGCTATTTCATTCTGAGAAAATACCTATTTTGGTCAGATTGACTATTGGGAATTTGGAGGATGTAATATTGGAACAAATCCATATGGAGAAGTTTTTATCTGGATAAAAATATTACCGGCAGATGCCGAAGAAATATTTAAAGCGTTTAATTTAGAGAAACACGAATATTAATTGGACTCTACAAAAAAATAACATGAAATACTTATTAATCTTTATTACTCTATTGTTACTATCTTGTAGTCAATCTACGAATCGTACTGTTTCAAAATTAGACGAAGATCTGACTTATCATGCAGGAAACATAAAAATAGAAAAACTTTCAGAACAAATCACTCATGGTCTGTATAAAATAACAGTGGACGATACTGTGAATATACTTATCTACCGAGGAGTAGAGAGTGTTACTATGATACAAATTAAATAAAATATGGGACACGAAATAAACGTCGGAGCCGGCTACCGAACAAATGATTTAAGCCTGATTCCAGGAGGATCTGTGATTAAACTTGTATACAAAGGTAATAAACACCGAGTATATGATAAAATAAAAAATGTCGAAGCATATTCAAAACATGCACAAAAAGACAGCTCAGTACTGGAAATCTGGGTAGATGGATGTATAACATGGAAACGATAAAAATGAAAGTAGTTCACTTTAAACGGGAACCATATGATGTGTATATTGGACGCGGCTCAAAATGGGGAAATCCGTTCACACATATCGATAATAAACCGACCAAGGCAACTCAAATAGTTGCTTCTCGAGAAGAGGCTGTCGAGAGTTATAGAAAGTATATTCTAGAAGGCGAAGGCAAATGGTTATTGGAACACTTACATGAACTCGAAGGAAAGACTCTCGGGTGCTGGTGTTGCCAAACTCCTTCATATTATACTGAAGGAATGAAAATGATTTGTCATGGAGAAGTATTGATGGAACTGCTTGAGAACAATGAATATTCAGAATACATTAAAAATAAATAAACCTTTTGAATATTCATGACATTTCTTAGGGTTAAAACTAATATATAATTAAAAGAATTATGTATTATGTTTTTAGATGAACGTGTTCCAGTTAAAGTTAATTCAAATCACTTGAAACAGTATAGACGTTTTGGATATTCTGCAAGTGTCGGTCAAATACTTTATGTTAGCCCTACTCATTTACCTAGTGGAAGTCACGCAAGAGTAAATATTAAATGTGATTTATGCGATGCAACGTTTAATATTCAATTTAGAGGAATATCAAATAGACCTGTGCATAACTGTAAATCATGTTCCAGTAAAGAAAGAATTAAAAAATATGGATCAAACTTCGATAATCCAGCTCTACAGAGAGAACTATCATTGCGAAATACTCATAATTCTTTAATGAAAAGCAGAAAGACCAAATTGGAAAAATATGGTTCAGAGACATTTAATAATCAAAAAAAGAAAGAAAAAACTTGTTTGAATAAGTATGGAGTGCGGCATACTAATCAATTTCCAGAAATATGGAATAAAATTCAAAAAAACTCCTTTAAAACATCAACATACAATGGTATTTTGTATCAAGGATCATATGAATTAGATTTTCTTATTTTTTGTAATAAAAATAATATTATTGTAGAAAGGGGTCCAGCTATACCATATAATGTCAATAATAACACTAAGATTTATCATTCTGATTTTTTCATAAGGGATAAAAATTTAATTGTAGAAATAAAATCGACGTACACTTATAAAAATAATATAAAAATTAATTTTTTTAAAAAAGAAAGTTGTGAAAAATTAGGATATAATTTTGTATTTATAATAGACAAAAACTATAGCGAGTTAATAGAAATAATAAACGAAAGAAAACAAAATAACCATGAATAAATTATTAATATTAAGTTCAGCCTTATTAATCGGCTGTACATCAATTAAAAAAAATAGATACTACTGGATTTCATTCTGAGAACAATACTATCTTTTATGAGAAGGACACTGTTGCAACGTTAAGTGCGATCGAATATTCAATAGACAACGGTAAGTATGTCAAAGAAATGACTTTTAAATTATTGAATATGAATCACGCAGAAAAAGTTCAAAACCTACTCTATTATGTTCATCAAAGACATAGGGGTCAGTACTAATTGAATTAGTAGAAAAAAGAAAATATGAAAACATTTAAAATATATGATGGCGATAGTCATGAATATGACATCGACGTTAATCAAACAGATAAAAGAACGGTCTATACACTAAGGTATTCACATCTACCGGCATGGACTTATCCGGGTCAAGAAATAATGTCAGCCACTGATCATGGAAACGGAATAAAATTTTCTAATAAATTCGATAAAGATATTGAGTATGACACATTCGGTAATTTGAGAATTCTCATGAACTTTATAACAAAGTACGATACTTGCATTATGCCAGAATACACATACTCTCAAGAAAACAGAATTAAATTATGATAGATTATGGAAGGCTCGATAGAGCAATCGCGCATTACACTAACCTTGGATATACTCGAATTGAGTCACCATGGACAGTTACTCAAGCAATATCAAATATCACTAAGCCGCTTGGAACAAAGGATTGGGAAATTGCTGGAAAAGGCAAAGTTCTAGTTGCATCTGGTGAACAAAGCTTTCTCTACCTATATTTAAAGGGCTTCTTACCAAACGGGCGATATCAAACTGTGACTCCATGCTTTAGAGACGAGCCATTTGATGCGACCCATACAAAATATTTTATCAAGAATGAATTGATTGTGACTGATGAAGTATCTGATACTAATCTAAAAACGGTTGTCAGAGATGCTCGAGAATTTTTTGAAAATGAATTAGGTTTACATATAATGATGAAACCTACGACACTTGGATATGATTTAGAAGCCGCCGGTATTGAACTTGGAAGTTACGGTATTCGAAACTGTGAGTATCTTACTTGGATTTATGGCACCGGCTGTGCTGAGCCTCGACTATCAATGGTCAAAGAAATACTTAAGAAAAATGGGTTACCACATAAAGGAGATTCCTAAGGGAACGTATGGAGACTTCTCAAAGATTAGAGAAGAATTCTTAGAAACAGAAGATGCCTATGCTCAGGCAAATCCGATAATGTTATTCGTTGAATTAGCAGATCTTGTTGGTGCAATTGAAGCATTTGTTGAATCACATAACTTGTCACTTGCAGATGTACTTCGAATGAAGGATGCAACGAAACGTGCATTTGAAGACGGGACTAGAAAGCCGCGAAGTTAAAACTATTTAATTTGAGTAGAGTATATAACTACAAGAGCCTGACACTCTAGTCGGCGTTGAGTCTAATTGGCTTTAGAGTGGTGTTTGCCACAAAGGCGTCTGCTTAATTAAAAAATAATCAAGGTAAATATGACATATTATCACCAAATTGGGGTAAGCGACCCCTCTGCAAGCATTGCAGTAAATCACAATCGCCTAAAACAATACGGCGACTCTTTCTATCTTAAAGATAAAACTCATTTTGAGATAGAGCTTTTTAATCCAAAAACAACAAAGGTTTTAACCAAGATTTACATGAATGGAGTATCAATCTCTAATTCAGGTATAGTTCTTCGTCCAGGACAAAGAGTTTTTCTAGAGCGTTGGTTGGATGAAGCTAAAAAGTTTCTTTTTGAAACCTACTCAGTTGAGAATTCGACTGATGCTGCAAAAGCAATTCAAAATAACGGTAAGATACGAATCGAATTTTACGATGAACTCATAGTTCAGTATTACCAACCAACCGTGTATGATTGGAACGTTAACACGATGTTTGGCAGTCCATCAGTCGGCAACGATCTTAATCGTTCACTCTGCTACTTTTCATCAGACATCGGTAGTGTAAGTTCGATTGCAGCAAATGTTGAAACGAATATTGAAACTGGTCGTACTGAAAAGGGTGAAACTTCAAATCAACATTTTGTTTCTGACAATTCAACGTACAATTCATGGATTAGCAAATCAATAGATTTGCAGATTTTACCAGAATCTCAAAAACCAGTCGAAGCACAAACCATTCGTAACTACTGTCACAGCTGTGGTTCACGAATGAAATCACAAGGATGGAAGTTTTGCCCAACATGCGGAACTAAAATCTAAAATAAATTTAACGTCAGGCTCTAAAGGATCTCTTTTTAAGGGATCCTTTTTTTATTTTTACAGAAGTCTTAGTATTATTGATAAGAGCAGTTGCCTAAAAATTACTTCATTTGACAAACAATGCTTAGCAGACATTTTTGTTAGGTGCTGTTATAAGCTGTAAAATAAAATTAGTGCGATGGAATGGATAGACCAAAAAATTAAACCAACAGGAACTTGGACAAAACACGAATGGCAAAAGCATCTTTCGGAAGATGTTTTGTTTTGTAATGACTTAGCAATCTTTGTAGGGAGATGGAACAGAGAAAAAGAGTGGTGGGAAACTGATGAACCAGCAATAGGCAATTGGGTTGATGATGTTACTCATTGGATGCCATTACCAAAAATGCCAAATGAGTAATTTTTATTGAAGCTAACGTTCGATGCTTGTGGCATTAGAAGCACAAAAGTAAATTAACCGAAAAACTTAATCATTTTTATTATTAGGATGGAAATTTAAAAATAAAAATTATAATAAATGAAAAATTTTTTAGAAAATTACGAAATGTATACACTTATTTTTAGATTTAAGCATTTTACAATATGGAAAAATACTAAATCTATGAAACTTAAATTTGAAAATATAAAAAAATGGAAGCCACATTAGAAATAATATTACCAAAATGTAGTATATGGAGATATACAAGAGGTATGATTGATTTTGGTTGGGGAAATGGATATGTTCTTATCCCTGAAAACAACCCATTACACGGTAAACACTATGACGATATTGATGTAGATGTTCACGGTGGATTAACTTTTTCAGAATTAGTAGATGCTAAGATGGTTGAAAAATGGGAATTAGATAAAGAAGATGAAGGTAAATGGTGCGTTGGATTTGATACGGCTCATTATTCAGACAACCTATCTAAATGGTCAAAAGAGAAAGTGCAAGAGGAAGCCGAAATATTAAAAGAGCAGTTATTGTCTTACGAAGCGGTATAGTAGCCATTTCTGCTAATGATAATCAGATATATTTCAGGTTTTCTTTTTTAATATATACACTAAAAAACACACGAAGATGAAAGATAAAAGACACATAAAAAGTTTCAACGAAGCAACAGAAAACTTGAATATATCTGTTGTTATAGAGAGTAAAACAAACGGTTCTGTTGTAGATGATACATTTAAAGAACTTGATGAAAAACTCAAAATTATAAATAAAGAAACAAAAGATTGGTTGAAGCAGAAAATAATGTGGCATATCTCAGAAGCATATGAAAGAGGTAAAGCAGGTAAGTAGTTTGTTTTATTCTCTATAACGGTTGGTAATATGAAAAGTTGGCTTGTATGAACCTTTCACGTTACCACAAACGCTGATAGCCAATTTTTTATATTACGTGTTATCGGCTGCCCTTCTTTCGTAATGATGAATTATAAACTTAAAAACAAATACAAAAATGTTAAACGAATTAGCAACAAAAATTCACGAAAATGCCAAATCAAAAGGATTTTTTGATAGTGAAAAAAACATTGGCGAAATGCTTTGCCTTATACATTCAGAAGTTTCCGAAGCATTGGAAGCGGATAGAAAAAAATGGTATTACGAAAACATTGACGAATCTAAAAAGTGGTTTATCAAAGGCTTGGCAGATGCCAATTATGGAGCTTCATTTTGTGGCGAGGAAGCTTTTAAAAACGAGTTTGAACATTCAGTTAAAAACACTTTTGAAGATGAATTGGCCGATGTAGTTATTCGTGTGCTTGATTTATGTGCATTTAAAGGCATTGATATTGAAAGTCATATTAAGGCAAAAATGAGATATAATGCAAGTCGCCCACATAAACACGGTAAGTCGTATTAGGGTTGCCGATAACGGTTACAAATAAACACAGTAAAAGATATGAAAGACCAAATTTTAAAAATAGCAGAACAGCTAAAATATGACGAAATAACTACCGATTACGCACAGACACTTTTATTGGGTTTATTTGGTGTTAGCGGTAGTTGGATGTATGTTAATGAAGAACCACCACCGAATGATGTGGAACTATTAGCAAAAGCACCTGACGGAACAATACATTTAACAAGTTGGAGACCTGCATATGATATATTTTGCTGCCAATGCAAGAGTGAAAGTGCTTTTGACTGGCAATGGAAGTTAGTGTGACCAATTACCGCTAACGGTTGCAAATAAAACATCGTTTTAATGTGTTTTATTTGTTGTTATGTTTTAGTTTTAAAATTTTTATACAAATAAAAAAATGAGAGAATATCAAAAGGAATACGAAGAATATATGAAAAGCATAACAGATGGTTTTGCTAAATTATGTTCATTTGAAGGTGCTGAATCTATACTTGCTGGCGAAGGAAATCATGTGTCTGTTATGATTTATCAATATCAAGAATTTTTATTAGAATATGATAAAGATTTAAAATATATGTATAATAGACTAGAGTCCTTTGATGAACGAGAAGGTGATGTCATATTTATCGAGTATGATATGATTTTAACTGCGAAGGACATTCAAGTAACGATTGCGTTGATGAATACTTAAAAAGCAATTAATTGTGCATAACGGTCGGGTGTATGAGAAGGTTTGCTTGTAGAAACTTTTAAATTAGCACTTCGTTTTGTTTGCGTGGATTTTGAAACTAAAATTATAAATATGGAAAAAACAGTATTAAATCAATTGTTAGAATGGTGCAAGGAATTTGATGACAAAAATTATCATCCCACACATACTAATATGAAGGAAAAAATTTGGCAATTGCTACCAAAAGAAAAGGAACAAATGTGTAAAATGTATGTTCAGGGCAGAAATGACAACCACTTGGATTATTACCCCGAAAAACACGCTAAAGAAACTTATGACGAGTTCTTCGTGCGTAGGGAACAAAATGATTGCTAACGTTTGCGGGTTGGCAAAGAAGCCGAAACGGATGCTAATTTGGAACACGAATATTGATGTTTAGCACAAATGTTCATTTGAAATACTTAACGGCTTTTTTGCCAAACCGCTGTTACCTGCTGGGCGGATTATTCAGCAGAATTTAAAAAAGGAACAAAATGAGTTTAGGTGTTTATTTAACACGAAAAAAATGGATTAGCTACGATGCTGGCAAAACATTAACAGAAGAAGATGAAACCGTTTACGATGCAAACATTACCCATAACTTAGGTAAAATGGCAGGTGAAGCAGGAATTTATGAAGCCCTTTGGCGACCAGAGGAAATTGGAAAAACAAAGGCAAGTGAAATAGTTGAATTACTTGAAAAAGGATTAGCTGATTTAAAAGCAAGACCTGAACATTTTGAAACTTTCAATTCTCCTAATGGGTGGGGAATGTATGAGCATTTTGTTCCTTTTGTCGAAAAGTATTTAGAAGCCTGTAAAGAATATCCTGATGCTATTATCGAAGTGTCAAGGTAGCCTTGCAGGTAACATCAGCAAATATGAGAAGTAAATCTTTTCATTAAAAAATAGACAAAGTAAGATTTATTTCTTATATTTGTTGTTATATTTAGTAACTTAAAATTTATACATATGGAAAAAATTGAATTTAAAACTGAAAATTCTTGGTCTGATAAACCTAATGGTGATGGATTATACAAGATAAAACTTAAAGATGGTGATATAGAATTTGCTGTCGTATCAGGTGATGAAGAAAGAGCAAAGATTAAATCATTAAATGCGTTATGGGATTCCGAACCAATACATCATCCATATTATGAAAATGCTTCATTTTTAGGTCCATTAAAACCATGAATTTTAAGTTATTGAATATAACGGTTGCAAATATGAAACGTTTATTAAACTAAACTTAAATTGAAAAACAGAGTATAATATAAACACCCTTTTGCGGGGAGGAATTGATAAACTTTAAAACTAAAATAAAATGACAAACGAACAAATCAAAGACAAACTATTGACAGCAGGAGTAAGCAACTTGAAACAATTTGGCTACCCCGAAGTGAACAAAGAAAACATACTGACCGATGTAATATATGCAGGGTTCTTTAAACGTATGTTGAATGATAACAAGGGACAAGCGGGTAAACAAGTTGATACGGTGATTGATGAACTACTTAGTGCGGTGGCGGGTGTTTAAATTTGCGTATATACGAGGTACGCCTAAACGAAATTTCAAATTATAAACAAATGCTTGTAGGCGTATCTTGTATATACGCGGTTAGCAGTAGTAACGGATTAATATGACAAACTTTAAATTAGACGAAGACCAAGAAAAAAGATTAAAAGAGTGGCAAGATAAAATTAAAGACCTTTTTGGAGAATATGGACATTATGATTATGTGTTTACTCCTTACGGAATGGGAACAGGTGTAAAAGTAGTATCACATTTAACCAAAAAGGAACTTGATTTATCTGATGTAGATAAGTGGTAGTTATTACTGCTAACGGACGGCAATATAAGAAGTGCCGATTTAAAAGTAAAAAATTATTAATTTAAAAATAAATTTATTATGAAAACAAAAACTCCAATTTTAGCAGTAACTAAGGCATTTTTTATATTGCTTGTTATGTGCTGTTTATTTTCATGTGGGAATGAACCAAAATGTTATACATATAAAAAAGTTTTAAGTGTTGCACCGCATCATGCAACAAGGATATTTGTAACATACATATCACAATGTGGTGATACCATAACATCAACTGAACATTGCAGTGCAACAATTAAAGCAGATAATATAACATTTGATGTTAGAGATTACTTGAATGGTAAGTTAAAATACGGTGCAGTTAAATAGCACATAACGATTGGGTGTATGAGAAGGTTTTTATTTGGAAATATCAAATTTTATACCTACCTTTGTAAAAAACTTTCTTATACACCTTGTTATAAGTATGTAAAAAACGTAAAAAAATTAAACTTTTAAATATATGAAACGAACTAAATTAACAGATTTTATTTTGAAAAACCTACAATGGACTGGTATATTTTTATGTGAACAAATTTACTGGAGTAGATTGAGTAAAACATTGAATGACATCAAAAACAACATAGATGACATTGAAACAATTTCACACAAAAATAATGATGTAATAAAAGGTTTTTCAAAAGAAAACTTCAATAATAGAACACTGTATAAAGTTGCAGTAGTTTAATTTTAGTTTTTTATTACACATAACGGTCGCAGGTATATATAGTTGCGTAAAATTAGTACAAATTTAATAAAAAGAACAAAAGTATGAAAACAGAAGAAAGTAAATTAGAAGCACAAACCAAGCAATTGGATATACCTGTTGTTAGGCACAGTATTTTCCTTATCGAAAGAGGATGGATAGATTCAATGGAAAATCGCAATGCCGATGGATATAAACCATTTGGTTATAAATTAACCGAACAAGAAGCAAAAGAGTTTTGTGAATCAAAAGGTTATTGGACTGATAAAGATTGTTGGTCAGTTGAATACCATCCAAATAAACAAATGGCTAAATATAGGTACAAGGTTATTCAATATTGTGCCTAACGTTTACAAATGAAAGTAGAAAGCACAAAAGCTGAAAGTAAGAACGAAAGCCCCAATATTTCCAATGCAGTGTTAGGCGATGTTTTACAAGTAGGGAATTTCGTTGAGTTTGATGGAATGTCAATGAAGATATATGGATGTATTTGTCGAGTTAATAATGACAATACAGTTGATTACGTTAGAGAAAGTTTGACACGGTGGACAGTAGATACTCCAATGATACAAAAAGGAAGTGTTATAACAGAAGATAATTTCATAAGTAGAGTAAAATTAAACGCTGAAAAGAGCAGTTCAAAAATACCTTCAACAGAAGAAGTAAAGGCAGTATTAGAAATCTTTAAGTCAAACTTTGATGTAGATAGTGCCGAATTAAAAGAACGAAATTATGAACTGGATACAAAAATTATTTAAAAGCAAAAAAGTTGAGCAACCGATGAACTCGGCATTGAATAAACACAATGTTATAGGTTCGGTTTGCCCTACCTGTAATGCTAAAGGATATAGAACAACGCTCACTAAAAATTCATACGCTTGCAAAAAGTGCGGAACTTGGTGGGCAAACTGACCTATAACGATTCGCAGATTGGCGGTCGTTTTAATGCCGCCAATGTGCTGTTATAAGTAGTTGCGGATTATTAACGATAAACTTAATTAAAATGGAAATACAAGACATAATGAAAGCGTTGGCAAAGAAAGGAATTTCTACATCAATGCACTACAATAGCGAAAAAGACCAATGCTATGTAGATTTAGAAACAAGAGCAAAAAGCAAATTGCACTTATACGAAGATGGCATATTACGCGGAAGGTATCAATATGAAAATCAAATTGACTTATCCCAAGATATTGAATTGTTGGTAACGGAATTGTGCCACGAGTTTAATAACGCATTACACGGTAGAAATTACTGTCAAGAAGCGTGGGCTGAATTATGTCGTTCAAAAGGTATAGTTCTTGAAATGTACGGAATGTAGCAATTACTTATAACGTAACGCAAATATAAATAGTAGCCTTGTGGCTGAATATCTAAGTAGAGGTAGGACTTCGGGAGCTGAACTCAATACAAGTATAGAATCTTGTCTTGGCTATTATTTATATTTGTTGTTATAAAATCGTTTTAATGTTTTATAACGGCTGACGCTATACGAAGGTGGGGACTTAGAAGTACTGAACCCTTACTTACCTAAAAAGTAAATTAGAAGTACTACTGTACAAATTTGGCACACAGCCCCACTTTTGTATAGCGTATGTTATAAGCTGATAAAATTACGGATTATGGAACGAGAATATTTGATTACACAAGAACAGTTAGAACAAATTGAGCATTACAAAAGAATGTTTGAATTAAATGCGGATTTGGTTAGAGATTTATGTAACTCCGAAAAAGATGATGTTGTTTATGGATTTGAGTTAGGTAAAATGCACTCGCATTTAAGAGATTGCTTTATGGAAATGATGGAGTTGGAAGGCGAAATTAGAAACCAAAAAGTTGTTGATGAAACGAAAAGCGAGTAATTTTTATTTGCTTATAACGGTGAGTGTATGGCAAGTAAGCCACACTCAACATTATCAATATAGTATAAACTTTAATGGCTTATTTGCTATACACTTTGTTAGCAGTAGGTTTTTATAACAAAATTAAATATGAAAAGAGAATTAAGATGTAAACACAATAAAGCAATAAATCCAGAAATGGGTGTAGTTTGTGAATTAAGAAAACCAAATTCATTGTGTATAAATTGCAAAACGTTCAGCCCTAAATATCCAAGTTATTGTTGTCAAAAATGTGGAGAATGTATAGGATATTTAGGACGGTTTATTGAATGGATTTATTGTGGTTTAATAAAACATGAATGTAAAACCAAAAGCGATGACGTTTCTTAAACTTACTGCTAACGGTTGAGTGTATGAGTAGTGTGGCTTTGCACACACTTTCAACTTATAGATAAATTTATTAGCCACATTACTTATACACTTTGTTATGTGTATGTAAAAATAAAACTATGGAAAGAACTTTAATAGAATACGAAATTAGAAAATATAATCCACTACAAATTCATTATTATGATAGTAGGGTTATTGAATGGATAGAAGAAAATCCAATTTTATCAAATGATAAGATGAAAGAACTTAAAGATGATGAAATAGAAGAACTTTATATAAACCTTAAAATTGGATTTTTGGTCTTCCAGTTCGGTATTGAAAAATGTGAAAAGGTATTTAATGAATTTGTGGAACGAAGATGCTAATGTTTTATTTTTATTACCACTAACGTTTTGCAGCTAACCGAAGTTGGCGATTACGAAGCACAAAATTTCAATTATAAACAAAATTAAATACGAAGCAATGAACTCCAAGAAACCACTAAGCCGCCAATTTTTGTTAGGTGCTGTTATAAGCCGTTTTTATTTCAAAGTTGGTAGAGATAAAGCCGACCCTGAAAAAACAGTTTTACCTACAATACTATTTATAAATACCAATCACGAAGCATTTACAGATGTAAGGCATAGAGGCTTTATGTTATGCTTCGGATGGTGGGACTTTGCAGTCAAGTTCGGAGTGTTTCTCTAAAATGGCTTATAACTACTAGATTTGCGCAACAAGTACTAGAGTTAAATGAATGTAATTCAAACTAATCACCCCTTGAAATAAATAACAAAGTAACATAAACTAGCAATTAAACAACTAAAACAATGGGAAATAACTATGACGAATGGAAGCTATCAACGCCTCCCGAACACACGCCACGTTGCGAAAAATGCGACAAACATTCTAATAACCTTGTTGACTATTACGGTCAAGAACTTTGCGGTACTTGTATCATAAAAGAAAAGGAGGACGAAATGTTAAATAATGACAGAAACAACGAATAATTATTAACTTTGCAAACTTTAAAAAAATGACACCACTAAAGATAACAAGTGACGAAGATATTAAGGCTGAACTTAAATCTACTTTCAAACACGAAGAAACTGAAAACTTAGTGTTCGCTTTAATCAAGAAATATCAAAACGAAACGGCAGTAAAAATTTACGAATCAATTAACTTAAACAATAACAAATAAAATGGAACAGAAAACAACACCTAAACATCACTTTCGTAAAGTGTACAAATCAGATTATCTATGCTCTGCTGACTTAGAAGATGTAATCGAACAAAAAAAGTCTTTAATATTCACCATCAAAGAGGTAAAACAATGCTATGACATCTCTATAAATGGAAAGAAAGGGAATCACAATATCGCTTACTTTGTTGAACCTATTAAACCGCTTGTTTTAAATGCGGGAAATGCAAGGGTATTAAGAACATTTCACCCACAACAATCACCAATGGTTGAAGATTGGACAAACGTAAAAGTGGGGCTATATATCGAGCAAAATGTAAAGTTTGGCAAGGATATAACAACAGGAGTAAGAATATCGCCAGTACAACCAAAAGAGAAAGCGAAGCCTCAATTTACAGAGGCTAATTTCGAGGCAGCAAAATCAAAGAATGCTACTATTGAAAAGATAAAAACGGTGTATGAAATAACTCCCGAAATGGAAGCTAAATATATATCTTATGGAAAATAGTTTACAACGTACCGATGATTGGTACGAAATGCGTAGAGGCCGTTTTACTGGTTCGCAAATACACCGATTGCTTGGAGTAAAAGGACTTGGCAAAACAGGAGAAACGTATGCTTTTGAAAATGCAGTAGAAATAGTTTTCGGAAAAGATGAATCAGAGCAATTTGAATCATTTGATATGCAAAGAGGCAATACGTTAGAACCATTCGCTTTCAATAAGTTTTCAGAACTAAAAGAAATGGAATTTATGGATGTTCAAAAATGTTCGTTCTTCCCTTTCGGTGAAAATGCGGGGGCTAGTCCTGATGGTATAGTAAATAAAGATGCTGTATTAGAAATAAAAGCCCCTCGTGCTAATAAATTTTTCAGATTAGTTGCAGGTGGTGTAGATGAAATAGATAGCGAATATATAGCGCAGATGCAAATGGAAATGTTGTGTACAAATTCTGTTCGTTGTCATTTTTTTAACTACATTATTTACAATGGTGAGCCTATGTGGCATGAAATAGTAATTGAACGTGATGAAGTAATGATTGACTTGATTAAAAAACGTATTGATGAAGCGGTTGTTATTCGAGATAATTTTGTTACTCAATTAAGGAATAAAAAGCAGTTCTAATGGCACGAAAGGAAATATTTATTAGTAATGTTAAATCGGGTAAGTTACAGAAAAATGTATCTTCATTAATCGCTAAATACCTTACCTTATTTGAAGGCAAACGAATTAAGATTACTATTGAAAAGCTATATAAACAGCGTTCACTTAGTCAGAACGGATATTATTGGGGTGTTATTATACTTTACTTTCAACAAGGTGCTAATGAGGAATGGGGAGAGTATTTGGATAGTTACCAATGTCATGAGGAATTAAAAAAGGCTTGTAATTGGAAAGAGGTAGCAAGTAAAAGAACTGGAGAAATAAAAAAGATAACACAAAGTACAAAGGATTTAACAACGGTTGAATTTGAAGAATACGAGGAAAGGTGCAGGAGATTAATTTATGAATACTTTAATATTAAAACACCCCTTCCAAACGAGACTTTACAAATAGATTTTGAATAAACAATTAAAACTAAAAAAATGGCTAAAAACTTAACATCACAAGAATTGCTTGATATGCAACAACGGATTGAAAGAAGCAGGTACATACCAACCGCACCAAAGAAAGCGCAACCGATTAAGAAAAAGGGGAGAAAACCACATAAAGAGGTGCAGGAGGAAATACTTAGGGATAAAACAAGACCAACAGAGGCGCAAGAACATAAAGCATTAGTTATTTGGCTAAAACACACTTATCCTGATATGATATTCAATACAGACATGAGTGGAATTAAGTTAAGTATGGGTCAAGCTATTAAATGTGCTTCCCTACGTTCTAATCGTGCAATGCCAGACTTACATATATTTGAACCAAAAGGAATTTATCATGGTTTATTTATCGAGTTAAAAAGGTCAGGAGAAAAGCTATTTAATAAAGAAGGAAACTACCGAACACCTCACCTTGAGGAACAATTC